TTAAATGCCTACTTTTTTGGCGATTTTATCAACCTTGTCAGCTAATTCTTGTAAGTTGACAACCGGCTGTTGAAGGCGAATCCACCATGGTGCTTTGTTATCCCAGGTATATTCTGGAATTTCTTTTCCATTATTTTTACGGTAAACTTCCTTCAAAATATTGATTACATCAGGATGACTGATGTATTCATAAGTTACTCCATTGAAATAATATGCATCCTTTCCATTGCCTTTTTTATTCGGAATCCAATAAATTGCGTACATAGTTACTGTACCTCCTTGATTTGTATTTTGATTATTAATATTTTGAGCAACCCCTTGCTCGACATCCTTTTTAAATTGCTCCTTGCTAATACCCCACTTAGCTAAATAGGGGTATGGATCTACGTGGTCACTGCCGTTATTTGGCTGATTAGCTGTGCAATAAGCGTGCGTTTTGATGCCGGCTAAATCCCCACTGTCTAATGTGGTAGGAATACCACCTTCCATTGCTAATCGACGTAGTAAATCGACATAAATAGGATAGTCAACCATAAATTCGTCTTTGGTCTTGTGACTTTCGATTAATTCCACAGCTGCATACGTCTCGGCGTTCCAACCGCCGCCTACATCCCATGCTCCTCTGTTAGTTGGCGCTGTTTGGATGATACGGCCATTCCCGACTACATGCGTAAAATAACCACTATTAAGGTCTTTGCGTTGCATATAATCAGCTTCGTTTTGTGCAGTACTATTGGCATTTGCTGTACTGTGTGCATGCACCTGTCTGTAAGGAGCGTAGCCGACTTGTGGTGTATCTGTTCTCATTTTTGACCATCCCCCTTATCTGTTAAATCACGCAATTTTTCAATACGTTCCTTCACAAAGCTTGGAATTGGTACGCCCATTTGACCTAAATTTTCTGTAATGCTGATTGCGTAGCTTGCGATATAAAATAGCACAAACGCATTAGCATATGGTTGTAATCCTAACAACGAAAAGTATGGATACGCAGTAATAATTAAAATTACAACTAGTAAATGTTTGATTAAGCCTAGTAGCCCCTTAGTACTATTCCCTTGCTTGCCTTTTAGTCCTTTAACCATACCTGTCAAAATATCAAATAACACTACTACAACTAGAATTTGAATAAACGCATTATCTACTAAATGTCTAAATTCTGCTAATAATTTTAAATTATCAATAATCATCATTCTAACCACCAATTCTTTCTAAATTAAAAGGATGCGGACGAAGATATCCACACCCCTAAGTCAACTATTCTTCTGATTCGTTATCCACGCTATCCGCTTTTAACTTTTCGATTTCTGCTTTCAGATTTTCAATTTCCTTATCTTTCTCGCCAATCGTAGCCACCAATTGCAGCCTTTCTAACTCCAATTGTCCTAAACGTTCTTGTACTAACTGATTCAACATTAGCTAATCCCTCCAGTTAATTCTTTGACAAATTCTTCTTTGGCCTTATCGAACCATTGGTTAGGCGTTAATTCATTTAAATTATATCCACTTTCGTTATTCAAAGGAACATTTGCCGCTAAGCTGATAAATCCGATATTCGCGTTCATGAATACCGTTGCATTAGTAATTTGTCCTTCTTCCACTTGTAAATTCACGTTCGTTACATTTGTCGTAATCATATTAGATTACCTCCTTTTATGTTATAAATAATATTTTCTAAAAGATTAACTTTGTTTGATAATTTTTGGACCGCACCGATTAGGACTGGGATTAGTCCGCTATCTTTAATTTGATAGTAGTCACCAACTTTAAATACTGCATTCGGCAATATTTGCTCGACTTCTTGAGCTATCAGACCAAAATCTTCATGCACGTTGTCCGATTTCCAGTCAAATTGTTTGACTTGCAGTTGGTTGATTGTAGCTAACGAATCTAGTATAGAAGGTTTGATATTATTTTTTAAACGTTGGTCGGACAACCACATTGATATGCCCCACGCCTTACCAGCTCTATTTCGTATTTCCATATACGACCCAGATTCATTTGGCTTGGCGACAACCATTCGTTTTATACCTGTGTTATTATCCATGTTAGTTTGTGGTATATAATTAGCATTAACTACTAACTGTTCTTGATTCTTTATATAAATTTCTAATCCGCCTTGTGTACTTTCAATAATCGACTTTCCGTCTTCGCTGGCTATTATTCTTAGGTGGTAAGGAGTTGCATCAGTGCGGTGGATAGTATTAGCTACAAAATCAAGATACGCTTTCCTACCTACTAGATTAATACCTGAGTTTAAATTCGTACCCACATTAGTATCTTCTGGCTCGATTTGAAAACCTTCAGCATGGAACGTTATTTTTCTTTTAGCAAATACACCACCACTATTTTTCATCTCATTCAAAAATCCGTTGTATGTTAATTTCGTCGACCCGGCATATCCGCTAGAATCATATATCGTCATATCGACAGATTGCGCTCCGTAATGTCCGATAGCATTATTTTGCGTTGAAATGAACCATCCGTCCGTCAATTTTGTTGTACCGTTAGGTCCAGTCGATTTAATAATCGTACCGTCAATTGTTCCGCCCTTGATATAATCTCCACTAATCTCAGTCGCCTTAATTTTGTTGGTAACGATACTATTAGCCACCAAATTATTGATAAACGCGTCGTCCATCTTCGTGTAGCCATTTAACCTAATTAATTTAGCGTCAATTTCGGCTGTTGATGTATTCGCATTTAGATTTAAACTAGTTAAGATATCGCCAGCGCTATTTAACTGCTTGATTGCGTAACTATTGGCTAACTGGGTAGTTTTGGTGACTAAGCCACTTGCGCTGTCGTACACCGTAGCAGATAGTTGGTCGGCAAGTTGCTTGACTTCGGTGTATTGCGTGAGTGTAGCCATATCTTCGGGTGCAGGACTCCAATCTGTAGCTTGGTTGCCTTTTTCCAATTTCACACCGCAAACATATAAATCTCCACCAGTTGCTTCGTCTGTTCTAATCAACACTCTTTTAGCAATATTAATATCGCCTGTGTCAGCTAATTTCCAGGTGATTGATATTCTAGTCCAGTTTGTAATTTGTGGGTTCACGAAGGAACAATAACCATCTGCAAATGCCGAGCTACTATAACACGGAATAGATGTGTTTACTGGTTTTGCCCCTACAAAACCTGAATCGCCATAAAAATAACATCTGAATCTATCAATCGTCCCTTTAGCCCAAAACGAAAGTGTATATGTGTCTCCTAAATTAAAACCTGTGAAGTAATACTCACACATATTTTTCATTGACGCTACATTTTTTAAAGACCGAACTGTTAAGCCGTTATATTTTTCGCTTTCAATTGTCGAACTATATACAGCCAACCATCCATCTTTAGAACCGCTAGGTCTTCCACTATTTCCAAAATTAGCTGTATCTTTGAGTAAATTCCTACCACCAATTTGCAACCCATCCAGTTTACTTCTCGTATCTTGTACATACGTTTCAATTCCGACATCTCCGATAGTTAGCCGTCTATCCATAGTAGCTTTATCATAATAGTTATTTAACTGCGTAGATATATCTTTCGTATACTGTGCTGTAATACCACTAACTGCTGTTGATAGTTTGCTATCTACGGTTGATTTTGCATAGTAGTTGTTGGATAGGTTGGTGTTGATTCCGTCAATTAATAACTTATCATCAATATTTTTAAGTTCGATACTATTGATATAATAAGTATCGACTACACTTGTTCCATAAGACCATATTGCCATGAACGATATTGATTTAGCGGCAGGACTAAATCTAGTCTCATCAAAACTATAAGGCGATTGTAATTGATGGTCTTTGCCAATTATGAAACTAGTATTTTTCCATGATGTAGGAACTGATGTGTTGGTAAAATTACGATATTTATGCCCAGATGAATTTGATTGCGAAACTCTTGTTCCAGCTTTAATTGTTCCATGGGTCCAAGACGATTTTAACGTTATCGTATTGTTCGTTTTATTAACATTTTCTTTCGTATATAAATCAATCCAAGCGTTTCTTGAGTAAACTCCTTCAGGATATAGATAACCTGTACTATCACGATAGTTCCAAAAAATCAATCCATTTTGGTGTGTCGCATTACTGTCAACCCAATTAGCTGTCGATTCCAAATAAACAACTGTGTCGCCATCATTTAAATCTCTAGCCAAAGAGGTTGTTGTGTTAGGGAACCCCATAGCATAGGTCGGACTTATATAATAGCCATCTATATCATATTCATCCCAACCTAGATATATTGTCCCACCGTTATCAGATTTGATATTCATGCTAAATTGATACGCTTTATCTATATCTATTGAAATACGACTATTCCCTATTGACAACGCTGTTTTTAAATTTGTTTTAAAACTAGGCTTGTTATTATAAGAATTCGTCCCATCAAATATATAGTTGTTGAAATTTTTGTTATTACCAAACTCTCCATAACCGTTTAGTATTAAGTTTTCACCAACTAATTTTAGACTGTCAACTTTATTCCCAACTTCCGTAACCCCACTCGCTACTTGGTCAATTCTGCTACTCGTTTGGTCAATCCTAGTCGATTGACTACTTACCGTCTTTGTCAATGCGGCCACATCAGCAATCGCCTTATCAGCGTTAGATTTTGCCGTGTTTGCTGTGCTAACTGCGCTATTCGCACTCGCCACTGCATTAGTCGCATTTTGGCTAGCACTGTTGGCTACACTCGTTGCATCAGCAGCTTTATCTAATGCACTATTTGCTGTACTGCTTGCGTTCGTTGCGCTCGTGACTGCACTGTTTGCTTTGTTGTAGGCGTCGTTGGCTAGCTTTTGTGCTTCAGTCGTGTCGGTTTGGATTGTTTGGATGCTCGATACTTGTTGGCTAATTTTTTGCGCTGTATCTTCTTTAAATGAGTTATATTCGCCTTGTAATGTCGTCAAGTCAGATTTAACTGCGTACGTTTCTGACATTTCTTGTTTAACGCTCGCCACTGAGTCGGATATAGTCTTGTTTAACGTTATTTTAGTATCGGACAACTCCGTCTTTTTAGCGTAATCATTGGTCACTGTGGTCTTGACAGTTTCGATTTTGCTATTTAATTCAGATTCGGCGCTCGCTAAATCTGACTTGGCAGTCGATACATCCGTGTTTAAACGGTCTATTTCGCCATTTGCCAGTCCTATCAGCCTATTTGCTTCAGCTGCATCTGCATTCGCTTTGTCAGCTAACTCTTTAGCAGTATTTGCTAATTCGTTAACTAACGCTGTTTGCTTACTTGCTTCGTCGGCTGTGTCTTTAGCAGTATTAGCAGTAGATATAGCGCTATCCGCCTTACTATTAGCACTATCAGCTTTATCCTTTGCTTCGTCTGCTACCTTAGCAGCATCATCTGGATTTCGTTCCCACTTATACAACTTAGGATTCGTGCTAGCGACCGTAGAATAATCAACATAATAGCCACGATATTTAGGTATTTTGTCCGTTGGCAATTCTAAGCTAAATCCTACACTACCGTCTGAGCTGTCCGCCCACGCTAAATGCACGACTGGTGTCTTGCCTGGTGAGCCATCTTTGACGTTAAAGACTGTTAACTCGTTCCGCCCACGTTCACGACCATCTTTTTCGGCTATGATTAGGTATGTGGCTAATTCGTCGATACTACCGGCTTGCACGTTGATACTTGCTGTATGTGCGTACTCGGTTGAGTTTTTAAACCAGGTTAGGCTAAATTCATTCGTGACGTCTTTAGGTCCATCCATAACGCGTGCAGTTAAAGTCGTACTGCCTTGGCCATTCTTAAACGAATAACCATTAGATGTCAGTATTTGGACATCATAGACCTTGTTTTCTTCGATTAAGGCATTCATTTTAGCTAATAGTTCATTAGCAATTTCAGACTCTTTGCGTTCGTAATTGGTAAACACTGTCTTATTTTTGGGTTTATCCAACAACGATATAGTCTGCTCGCTGATTCGCGCTTCCACATAAAGAGGTGGATCATAATGCACACTATCAATCAGTAGCATTCTATCGCCAATTTGACCATCAACGTAACCTTCTGTCTCATAGTCGATTTTAGGTTCAGAGTGCTTTTTGAGTTCTCCAAGCATGTAGGCATACAATGATTCTTTGCTACTGTGTTCCGTGTCTTCGCTTTCCAAACAAATAAACGAGTCGCTAGCCTTGTGAGCTATCGCCGGAAATCTATCCCTGGACTGTGGTGCATACAAGGTATCTCCTTGAGTGTAGTAGAGTAGATTGTTATCTTTGTCATATACTTTTTTGTCAAGGCCAGCAATTGTAAGCCCATCTTTCCCGTGTACCCTAATAGCTGTATACAATTCATCAATATTGGCAGTATAGTTGATAACTTTAAGCGACTTTCCTACTCTTATCGGCATTCCTGTTTTATCTTTTCCAATATTGCCGACCTTATAAACATTTAAAACATGTCGTTTGAGTGAATAGTCATCATTCAATTCAGTCACAAATTCCAACTCCGCGCCAAAGCTATTCGCTATGCTAAAAAGTCGAGCAAGGATTGTATCCGTACCCGACCATTCTAATTGCATGGATTGACTTGCTACTTCATTAAGTCCTAGCGTTAAACTGTGTTCAGGATCTACATAATCCAAATACTGCTTAAATGTCCACTTCGGCGCTTTAAAGGCTTTTCGTTTTTCTTTGTTCGTTTCAAGCGATAAAGAGTATGCAGTCAAGCTACACTCATAGCCATTCTTTTCAAAGCTATTAATTGTTAGCCAGTAGTCATTACCATCATATTTAAACGCTAAACGACAACCTGGATAAATAGTATCTATGTCCTTGCCATAAAATTTTAAAGTTAAGAAATTACAAGTTCCTTTTAGAAATCTCTGTAAGGTTGCCTCATGAAATTTAATTCCTGCCTTATTATCCAAAAAGCAAATATTCATACTATCGGTTGAGTCGCGTATTGCTATACGAATATGTTCCATTAAATATAAGCCTCCTTAATTTCTGCTGTGGCCATTTCAATCTCACTAAATGACGATACATAAAGCTGTATAGTCGTTTCTCCTGGTGGAGCGTAAAAATAATTCGTTCCAATAACTTCATCATCATGGCTGATTAGATTGTTAACATATAGATTGCCTTTTTCTCCATCAACAAACATATCAGCTCCGCTCGGAAATCTGTTAGGCACATCAACCCAGTAAGGAACATTTAATTTAGTAAAACTTAAATCAGATAGATAATGATGTGTCACTAACTGATTCGTAGTATTCCGTCCTGCCATTTGGCCAACGAAAAATTGTAATTTCGTTGCTTTTTTATTTGTCAAGCGACTGTCTGAAAAAGTAAAATGACTGCCGTACCAGTAATAAGTGACCTTGTCGCCTACTTTTTTAAGGTCGAACATGTTTCTGTTTTGATCACGACTTTCACTACCATATGGATTACTGTTATTTCGGTCAATCCAATAGTGTGGCGTGAATTGAATAGTTTTCTTGACAAGCGAACCACCATTATCGCCAATTAAAAAGCTACACAAAGCCGTATTCCCAACTCTATCGTATTTTTCCAGTACCATCCCAGCTATTAGATGGTTATCTTGGTCAATGACTGTAAGCGCCCATGCTCCAGTTTGGCCCATGCGCCCCGTTTCAAACCACGCACGCGCCCAAATGTACCAATCAGTTGCTTGTTCCGGTAAGGTTATTTCTTTAATATCGCCAAAATAACTAGCATTTGCTGTATTTGAATATCCACTAGGTAATTTGCCTAGCCAACCACCAAACGAACTCCAAACGCTCATGTCGGTTACTGTTTTCTTCGATTGGTTTTCGTAAAATACCGTGCCTTTGGTCCAGTTAGCAAAATCGCCGCCTTTATTGTTTAATAATTTGACACTCTTTTTCGCCTCAGTCATATCCTGCTCATTAGGATTGCCAAACTGAATAATGCCATGTTCGCTAACAATTCCAAGATAACCTGATTCTTTCTTAAGTTTTACATGGTAATTGATAGGGACATCTACATTACCATCATTAACTATAGTCGTTTCATAACATCCTTTAGCTGAGTTAAAACTAAAAGCAAAAGGTTTGATTTCGTTGGAATGAGCCACTCCATCTGGCACGACAAACTCAATTTCGCCTTTTTGGAACCAATTCGTGACATTTTCCATTTCGACAGAGCCTTTTACGGTTGCCAAATAATACAAATTAGGCTCATCAGTAATGACAAGCCTAATCGTATCTTTATTTAATCGCCTTGCTAAATCTCGTTTGACGGTTTGAATATCTTTTGATTGTAGATTAAATTTGACTTTGATTGTTTTAACATCCGTATAGATATCATGCACGATTGCACCAATACCAACAACATTTGACATATTAATGTTTCGCTCATTACCAATATCACGTTGGACATCAGTAATTTTCATGACATTTGATAAATCGTAACCATCAATTGTTACTGTAAATTTATTCAAATCCTAACCCCCAAACTGCACGTTTAATTTTATCTTTTTGCGATTGTAAATCTGTAATTGGATCAACAATTTTTCCGACAAGTGTACCATCATCTAACACGACATAGGTTGGACGATTGGCCACGTTGTCGATTGCATCCAACACTTTTTGCGACCATTTTTCTTGATTGTTTCTACTTTCATCATCATAGCTAATTAATCTATCGCCTGACGCTTTTAAGGCAACTCGCCTTGTAAATGAACCATTGCCAGTTAAAATATCTTCAGGGTTGAATTGGTAGCTAGACATCTTGTCAATCATCATCTTGATTGAATCGGTAGCCGAACCGATATTATCTTCAATTCCCATACCTACACCGGCCGGGATAAATTGACCGACTGAGTTAGCGAATAATCTTGATGGCGAATGAATCTGTGCTTTTGCTCGCGCTGCCTTATTCGCTTGTTCGATAATTGCATTTGCTGCAGCAGTTACGCTTCCAAGTGCTTGACGCATACCGGTTGCTACACCTTCGCCAATCATGCGACCGACGTAAGTCATTTGGCTAGCACCTGAAACCCCAGCAGAGCGTACAGCGCTCATCAGACTAGACATAGCTGACTTTGCTTGACCTGAACCAGAACGAATACCTTGACTCAATTTACTAGCAACATTTTGACCAGTTTGAGCGGCAATCTGAATCATCTTACTGCTAGCTGATTGAATTGCACTTACCATTGCTTGCATACCTGATTTAGTAACGCTGATTGATTGTGAAACTGCACTTTTAACAGATGAACTTAATGTATTCATTGCGCTCGAAGCAGTACTTCCCAAGTTTACAAAACTTGCTGAAACCGAGGCAGCAGTACTCACTAGCTGTCTAATAGTATTTAATGCACCGCTTGCTGAAGCACTAATTGCATTAAATTGTCCAGGTATAGTGCCAATGACACCGCCTAATACAGCGGTAATCGCGTTTAGCGCGGCAAAGCTAGCAACAATCATCATAATGCTAGATTGCACACCCACAAGACCAGTACTGAACATCAAGAAATTAGCCACGACACCAGTCATTGAAGTAGCCATAGTTGTAACCGAAGTTGCAAACATGGTCATTGATACACTAGCAGTAATCATAGCAGGTCCTAACATAGTAATGCTGTTAACCACGATAGGAATAGAGTTTGCTAGGCTTGTTAGAACTGTTGATATAACCGTTCCAGCAGTCTGAATTAACATCATTCCTTGCCCGAATTGTTGCATGCCACGACCAGCAGATGCAAGACCTTCTGCAGACGCTGCAATATCAGATACACCTTTAGCAGTCGCTGTCAACGTTCCGATTAAATCGCCTAATTTTAAGTCCACAAGCATTTTGACACCTTGTGCGAATTGCTTAAATCCTTTACCAGCATTTAAGGCAGCATTCCCAATAGAATCAAAAATACCAGCTACACCTTGTAACGCTCTTTCAATCACACCACCGACCGATTCAACGACATCAGAAACACCGTCAAGAATATTTTTAACTTGTGTGCCAAACTCTTTAATCAGTTTCGTTAAGCTATCTAAAATCGGCGATATTTGATTGACTAGATTGTTAAACGAATCTATGATTGATTGAATAACCGGTGCTAAGGCTTGAACAATTTTCGTCACTTCAGGGATAAACGGTGCTAATGCCTGAATAATTCGTACAATGGCATCTGCGACGATTTGAACCACACTTTCGAATGTGCTAGCGATTATCGAAACAATCGGCGTAATCGCTGTGATAATAGTAGCAACCCCATTGCTAAATGCTGCAATCACTGGTGGTAACACTTCAAGGATAGATCTAAACGCCGAAGCAACTGCATAGATTACAGGAGTTAAAATGACCATTGATTGAGCAATAATCGGTAATACCCCCGATACTGTTACGATTGCATTTGCCACAGCACCTATTAATAGACTAGCGAACGTGCCAAAACCAACGCTAAGCGCTTGAATTATCGCCACGACACCTTGAGTTTGCGTGGTTAGTAAAGTAAATCCTGCAGCAATGATTGCAATACCTGCACCAATACCAATTGCAGCAACACCAATCGCAGCACCAAAGCTAATAATTTGAGCTGGATTTAGCATTTTTAATGCTGCACCGATACCTTTAAACGTTGCAGCCAAGCCTTGACCTAACCCTTTAGCAGCTGGGCCGATTCCCTTAAGAGTTGAATTAATTGCTTGGCCAGTCGATTTAATAATAGCTGCCACACCTTTTGCCGCTGGTCCAATCCCTTTTAAGATGTTGTTAATGGCTTGCCCAGTTGACTTAACAACGTTAGCTAAACCTGTAAATATTTGACTAATTAAACCTTTTGACCTGCTTACTGATTTAGTTGCACCGCCCATGGCATTATCAGCGTTCTTCGCAAAAGCACTAAACGGATTAAATCCTTTTAGGAAATTTAATGCTTTAAAACCGACAACTAAAGCAAGTAATCCACCGGAAACCTTATTAATCACACCACTATCTAGCTTAGATATGAAATTGCCAACTGCTTGTGCTGCGATACTTAACCATTTAACAATCGTCCCTAGTAAAGTTCCGAACATCTTTAAATTAGAATTAGTCGTTAACGAATCATAAACATGTTTAATCGCTGCGCCTGTCGCTTTCATAGCACTAAGAAATGCTTGAATAGCACCGGTTTGAGCAAAAGCATTAAAAAATGTTTTAACTTTAGAAACAGTATTGTCAATGATTGAGCCAATCTTGCTAAAGGCTTCTTCGATATTTACGCCATCTAAAAATTTTCCAACTTTATCAGCTACTTTGCTGAAGTCAATCTTATCTAAAGCATTTGTTAGTTGCTCGACTACTTTAATTCCGAACTGATTAAATTTTTCAAACGTCGGCATCAATTTATTAGACAGTGTTTCTCTTGCCCCATCAATCGCTTGATCTATCGACTTAAATTGCGTGGCCATTTTAGCAAAATGTTCATTATTTCCGACTTTTTGAATTGCATTAAAGAAATCTTCGGTCTTTATGGTGCCGTCTTGAACTGCAGTAACCATTTCAGAAGTAGACATGCCCATTTCTTTCGCTACTGCTGAAATACCGGCTGGAGTTTGCTCAAGCATTAGCTTAAAGTCTTGCCATGCCACCGTTGGCTTAGCCGCCATCTGAACAGCTTGCTGACTTAATGTTTTCATTGCTTGTTGTGGATTTTCTGCAGCAGCTGCTAACCCACCAAAACCAGTAACCAGCTTATCCGTGCCTTTAATGCCTACTGCAGCTAACTGGCTATAGGTTTGGGCCATATCAGAAGCTGAATAAATCGTCTGCGTAGCATAATCTTGCATAGCCTTTTTAGCATTACTAATTTCTTCAGTAGATTTGCCAAGCATTGACATATTGCCTTCAAACGTCTGCCAAGCCTTGTTAGATCCATTTAATTCTCCGTATAGTTCGCGAACTCCGGAAGTAATTGAACCGATAGTAGTTGTTATAGCTGAGCTGACTAAATTAGCCCCTAAAACTTGCTTAAAGATTGAACCAACTTTGCTCCCGGCATTTCCTAAACCACCTAAAACTGATTTAAGTTTACTGACTTCGCCTTCAGCCTGTTTTCCATCAAAGATTGCTTTAATCGTAACTTTACCGTCTGCCATTCAATCACCTCCTAATATTCAACATCTTCAGGCAAGGCATATTCTTTCTTCAGGCGTTTCATTTGTTCTTTATATTTTTGACTATCGCCTTTTTGCTCTTTCCATGTACGAATTTTTATCACTTCAATAAACTTCGTATTGTCAGGCAAACCATTTAGAAGCGCCTTGAACTTCTGCCAATGTAGCTTGCCTTGCACCTCAATTAAATCTATCTTGTATGCTTGCAAGAATGACGAATAAATATAGTCAGCGTCGTACTTCAAGCTAAAAGTACGTTCTTTAGCTTCAGGCTCGCCTTTTTGCGTTTTAGGTTTACGCATTGGGTTTCCAGCTAGATCATACTCAATCGCTTCTTCTTGAGGGCTTGGTGAAATATACTCGTTGAAAATAGCTAAATATAATTCAATAGCCGACTCAATATCTAACTGCTTTAGAAACTCATTTACTTCAACTTCATCAGCCTTAATCAAAAGCATTTTCAAAGCTAAATAAGGCTTGACTTGATCAGCAATCTCAGAATCATGCCACATTTCAAACAATCGCAAAACATTATCAAAAGACAGATGTAAGGGCCATTCTCGACAGCCTATTGTTAACACATCTTCTAATTTTTGCGATAAGTTAAGCATAGGTTACACCTTCAAATATTTATTGATTGCCTTTGTTTCTTCTTCTAAATTAAATTCTTTCATGATACCTTCCATAGCTTGCAAGAAGTAAATTAAAGCGTGCAACGTTGAGCCATTCGCAAATTGATACACTTTATCAAACGAACCTTCGCTAAATAAGCTATCAAACGCAACTTTTAATTGATTTTTAATTACTTCTAAATCTTCAAATGTTTTCTCGCCATCTTTATCAAACGATTTGAATACTTGCTCGAATTCTGCCTGTAATGCAGTTAAACGCTGGATATTTTCGTCGCTTTTATAAAAATATAGCTCAAACTCTCCAAAATCGACTGGGATAGATGTTACTTGTTTTTGAATTTTAACCATGATAATTCCTCCATAAAATCAAAAATAATAGGGAATGCCCGAAAGCACTCCCTTCAATAGACTATTAACCGCCAACAACCGCCGTTTTCTTAGGCAAGCTATTCCAGGTAATTTTGCATGCGAAACTTTCGTATTCAGAAGCTTCTCCGTCTCCAATTTCGATTTCCGAAACAGTAGCCACACCGACTTTTTGCGCCTTTCCATCCGCAGAGACTTCTTTATACCAACAGAAACGACCTTCGCCTAATTTATCTTCCATGTCCGCAATAAAGTTTTGCGCTGCATCTTCAGGATTTCGCCAACCGGTAAAACTACGGCCACGTTTGACACTTGTAACAGTGCTGATTGGTGTTCCGTCTCCAGTGAAGTCTGCACTTTCGTCTACTTCTTCATCATTTTCAGGTGCTGATTCCGTGATATCTTTCGCTAACCATAACCAAGCACCGCTTTGAGGTTCGGTATCAGGGGTTTCTTTCGCCCACGGAGCAACATAGTGTTTGCGTAGTGCATTTTTAATTTTTGCCATTATTCATCAATTCCTTTCAATTTCAATTGTCGCTGTAATGTCCAGCATATAAATATAAAAGCCCTGTTCATCCTTATCATTGATGAAGGGCTTTGATACATCTAAATTTAAAAATTCATATGATCCATTTAGGCTATCAATTTGCACGGTCATAGCCGACAAAGCATAATTAATAGCCCAAAGAATCGTATTTGCTTTTTGTTGGTCTTTTGATTTGACAACTATTTCAAAAGGCAATCTGACCGTTTGTGTGCCTGCCATATCTTCGCTAATCACTTGGCCACCAGGCAGCGAATAAATCACTAAATCCTCATGTTCAGATAAATAATCTAATCTCGCTTTAAGCGGTAGAGATAACGCATTTAAAAAATTGGCAAGTGATTCAATAAAATCATTGTTCATAGAACGCCCATCCCTTCTAACGCTTTCTTTTCCCAATCAGACATATAGATTGCGCTCGCTCTCAAATCCCAACGCTTTCCTGTTCCTGACGTTGTGTATCGCCTGAAAGTAAAAGAGGCTTTTTTAGTATACCCAGAGCCATAAAATTGCGCCCTAGCATATGGAGTATCATAGGTTACACCATCTTTTTCTAAAATTGCAGAAGCTCTTAAATCACCTGAGAGCTTTGGCACAAAACGTTCCATGTCATCCATCATTTGAGATGCCAAAGCTAACTGACCTCTTGCAAAAGCTTGGGGCGATACTTTCTTTTCAATGCCTTTTAAATCAACATTGACTGTAATCTCACTTCCCATTAAATCACCCCAATTTCATAGCAAAACACTTGCTTGTTAAATGGATGAATCAACGTTTCGTAAGACTGAATTGTGTATTCATGGCCATTATAAATGACCTTAGCATCTAACCAGCTATCATCAACGACCACATTACAATATTTAGGATATATAAACAAAGTGGATGTCCGATTGATACTGCTATTTCTACCGCTTGAGTTAGCGTTAGTCGCTACATCAAAACGAACATTCTCGATCTTTAAAGTAGATAACTCTGTTTGCTTGCCCCACTTGTCAGGCGGACCAACCAAAGTCACTTCAACACTATCAACAAGCATTCGTTTATCTATCATACAGCACCCCCGAATAGCCAAATCCTGCACGTTTCAGCGTAGTTAATGCGTCAATGGATAAATTATACCTAGCACCATCAGAACCAAGCTTAGAGCCACTGCTATAAGATACAGATGTACGTCCGATTTGCATACTACTTATATTTTGACTGTCGCTTGCTGTTAAGAATCCAGTTTGAGTCAAATAACTCACTTGATAGGCAGTTGCTAGCTTGACAGCCTTTTTGCGATATTCAAAATCTCTCTCAAAATCATTAAAATCATAGAAATAATCAATATAAGCATTAATCGACTTTTCCGCGAACTTTAAAAATCTAGGAAAATCTTCTGTGCCATCAAACCCTAATGAAATATATTCATCATTTGTAAGATACATCAAAACACCTCCTAAGAAGCGGATGTATCCGCCTCTGCTTCTTCAACACGCTTAAGCACGTTTTCTTTTTCCGGGAACGCTGCTTTAGCAAGTTGATTAATCTTTTTCGCCTCTTTTTCAGACATTTCAACAATTTCACCTTCATCAAATTGCCTACCGCTATCAGCCAACAGAAAATTAATTGTCGCTTGAAATTTCTTCATCTGCAGCTACCTCTCTTTTTGCTTTTGTACTAGCTTTTTTAGTAGATTTCGGTTTCTTTTCAACAAATCCTGAGTTTATAAAAGCTGAAATCATGATAGGGTCGCTTAACGTATAAGCAACCCCATCTTTTTCGAGCGTAATTTTTTTCTTTTCCATCAAGATTCACCTACGCTTTTTTGTGAACGTAGATACATTTCTTCTTGTTATCTAATACGAATGCATCATAGCGAATGCGTCCTTCTACTAATTGGCCGTTAATTCCTGGTGGGTTATCATGGATCTTATAGTCCGCCAACTTCACAGGCGAAGTAGTGGCCATTGAATGAGTAACGAAGAACTCTACATTTTCAGGTAAGTAGCTAGTTGGTGTTAACACGACTGGTAAACCGTCAATTTGTCCGACTTGACCTTTAATCAACATGTCTTGTGCTAAGTCAGATGATTTGATGAAGCTAGGATCTAACTTAATCATCTTGAAGAAGTTAGGCGATACATGTAACACACGTCCAGTTGTTGGAACAAAAGCGTCTGTTAACTTCACTTGTGCATCTAACACCGATTCATAAGCATTTTCTTTGGTGATTGCTGCAGTCGCAATATGTGTTGGATCAGCACTAGCACAAATCTTGGCGAAACGATACTTGTCAATTTCAGGAATAACTACTTCGTTTAATTGACGCGCTAAAGCTTTTCCTGCTTCCATTACTCCGTTAGTATCTTGAGCGGAGCGTTTATCAATCGTAAACGTGAATGAACGGTCCTTGGTTAACACCATTGTTTGAACGGTATTCCCTAATTCTTCAGGAGTTCCGTAACGAGAAGCACCAGAAGTTTGATAATCATTCATTTGCGTTGTTGGGATACTATATACTTTAACTGTATCCACGCCGGTAAAGTCAAAATCTTGGTTAACGACTGCATTTGATAATGCTTCGCGAGCAAAGCGCTCATCTACTTTTTGGTCAAATTTTTGTGCATAATTTACTGCCATATTTTATTCCTTCTTTCTTTTTTTAAATGCTATCAAAGCCCTCGAATAGAGCTTTATCCTCTGCAGATAGTTCTTTATTTTCTGCATTAGGGTTTCCGTTGGGAGTGATTGGTTTTGGTTTATCTTCAACTTGAAACATGTAGCCATCAGATTCTTTTAAAGCTGTGATTTGCTCATCTAAACCTTCAAGACCTTTGTCCGTTAGTTTTAACTTTTCCATATCCAACATAGCTCGGACCGCTTTAGAATTGCGTGCACCTGATTTGGTCAAAGCTAATTCGATTGCTGAATCCGTACGCAACTTAGCAATTTCTTTCTTCGCTTCTTCATCTCGTGAGTTGTATTTTGCTTGCAATTCTTCTAGCTGTTTAGACAATTCTTGATTATCATTCGTGCTATTCTTCAACTTCTCAAATTCAGCCTTGTTGGTTTCAATCGTTGTATTCGCAACCTTCAAATCGTCTTGTGTGGCTTTCAGTTGATTTTTCAGAGTTTCAACACTAGCGCCATACATTCCTACTACCTGATTGACTTGTTCTTCAGATAAGCCTAATTTTTCCAATTCTTCTCGTTTCATAAACATCATCCTTTCGAGTATTTTTTACGTGGCAACGACCACGGCGGAGCGCTGTTCTTTTACGTCTGCAACTGCCAAAAAGACAAAATAAAAAAGCGTACAAAAGTACACTTTGATTTCAGATATAAAAAAGCACCTAGATGACTCTAAGTGCCTTAATTAAGCATATTCTTTTTCTAAATTAATATTTAAGCCGAACTCAGCTAAATCTTGATCTTCTATATCTAACTCATTTTGAATCGTTAGTAACATCTCGTAATATGCTAAACGTTTGCCTTCTAGAAACAATTTTTCGTCTTTATTTTGGATGTTTTCAAATTCTGCCTTTACATCATCAGCATCTTCTATCAATTTGGCAATAAGATACTTTAAGCTATCTTCGTTCATGATTAATCCCTCTTTTCTCTAACTCCTTAATCCGATCTTCTATATCGTTTTCAAACCTAGAAATTTCCTTACGCCACTTATTAAGCAGGCCTTTTTTGTAATCTTCACCACGATTTTCCCAATCATCAACATATCTTTCAGGCTTGTTTAACTTATCTTTATGGATAATAATCTGCTTTTCTATTTTTCTAATTGAACGTTTCAAAGCATTGTCAGTATAATTAAGCAGGCCCTTTTCAGCAAAATATTGTAAATCTACTTTAAAAAGTTTCTTTCCTTCTTTCACATTAATTTTAACATCATTTGCCTTATTTTTAAAGAAATCTTGACTAGGTAGTTGATAATATTTCTCCCTAGCATAATCTCTATACAAGAACGGATTTTGTTTGATATAAGCACGCATAGTCGCTTGATGTGAGCGGACTTTAGCCGAATACTTATCAATCAATTCTTTATCGTCCAACTGATTAGCCACATGCAGTTGTTCTTTCGCATGACGAATTTCACGTTCCAGCGCTCTTTGTTTCGATTGAATATTTGCATTCTCAATCGCTTTTTCGGGAGTAATATCTTTCAATTCATCATTTAGCTCAGGAATACGGTTTACACCAGGAATAAACGGTGTCATTGTATGCCCGCAGTTAATCCCTTGGCATCCACCAGGTCTACCATAGCCATAATCAGACAAGGCATATATTTTAATACCTTTTTCCGTTCGAGCGTTTCCAGTAGTGACTATTTGATGTTGTAAAGGCGCACACATTTCTCTTGCTGCTGCTTTCATGGAATAGTAGAAGGTATCAATACCTAATTCTTCAGCCGGTCGCATACGCATTTCATTCTTTACACGATAGGCAGTTGATTTAATTACTGTTCGAGCGTAATTGTCAGCTTTCCAACGCTTGCCGCCTCTATCAGTAAAACCATAAAATCCTTTTTCAAACCACTTCATAACCGTTTGATTAACAGCCTGGTCATGTGTTGCAAGCCCTGTAACAACTTTGGCCACGCTCTCCTCGACAATCCCTTGATATGTGCCAATCACGCTTTTAGGCAAAGTCGTATTGATTAGATTATCAATATCAAACATAGCTTGGCTGACATAATTAGATAGCACCGTTTGAATATGGCTGTTATCAGTAACTAGCCCTTTCTTGCCAGTAGCTTCCATTATCTGTTGACGAGTATCTTCGTAGATTTTCAAGCCTTCATTTTCTAATATGTTTCTTAGCTGTTCTTCAGCTATTCCAGACCGTTCAGCAATCATCTTCACATTCTCATCATTTAGCAATCCCATCTGCTGAAGCTTTTCAGCTTGCCACAAATAAGGGTTATCATCTAATGATTGTGTGCCACGCTCTTTAATGCGCTCAACCACTTGGTCAAACAAATCTAAGGTTAATTGATGATAAAGGTCGGCCACTTGGCTAGCCTCTAGCATAAATTGCTCATCATTTAAAGCAGGCTTTTTCATTTAGATCATTCTCCGTATATTCCAACATCTTCAAGGCTGCGCTGTACGCTTCCAATCGTTTCTTCATGAATCTCATCAACCATCTTCTGTGCTTCTTCTTCAGTCACACCAAACGCCTTCATAATCGCATTCTTTTGACTGCTTAATTTCGCTGTATAGGCTTTAGTCCAAAAGTCTAGTAAAGCATTACGGTCAGTAAATACACCATCATCAAGGTTAACTGTCACGCTATCTAAACTAGGAATAGGACCACTGTATATTTGATAATAAGCACCCAGTTCGCAAATAGATACGACTAGTTCCTTAATAGATTGCTCCACCAAACTAACAATACTATTACGCATTTGATAGGTATCTGAGTTTTCGCTAACCACTTCGGTCGCTGTCTTCATACTCTTACCGTCAAAAGTAAATAGACCTTGTGATACACCTATTTGCATTTCAAAAAGTGACAATCCCTCGTTTATCGCCTTGATATAATCATCTGCACGAATTGGTGTGGTTAAATCAGTAATCGCAATAGGATTGTCGCCACCACTATCAAAGCTAATGAATACATTTTGATTTGGATCAAACTCTCTCCGGACAAGCTCTTTCTCATTTTTATAATTAATAATTGTCTTGAGAGTTTGTTCAGGCACAGCTACACGGCGTTGGCCCATTTTCACTTCCCACATAAACTCATCATAAGTTCGATTAATAAAATCAATCGTGGTTTTCGCGTTATCAAAAATAGATAACCCTAAAGGACTATTAATATCCTTGTTGTTCATTCCAGGAGTTTTTAGATAAGTGAATAAAGGTCGGCTTAAATTCGCAATCCGTACTTCATCATCTAGATTTTCGTACACTTCACTCAAATCAACTCTAGAACCAACGATATGCTCGTAATCGGATTTATATAATTCGTTAGTGATTACATATTCGTCATCAGACCATTCATGAATTTCAATCAGCGTGTAATATTTTATTTGTTGGCCAAACGCTTTCGTGCTTCTTGTGATAATAGCGGCACTAGAAACATCTTGAGTATTCGTCTGCAAAGGCATAAATACAGGCGCTTGAACGAATGAAATTCTAATTGTTTTACCGTCATAATATGGTCTCATAGCAAGACCGCCTAAAGCTAAACAACTCTCTAAATAGCGCTCAAAATTCTTATTAAAGCGGTCATTTTTAAGAACATCTTGAATAAATGTATTAGCTGCTTCATCATCAACCACAATTTCAGCTTGCTCATTATACACAAGACTAGCAATCTTCTTGCACGCTGTTCTAGCAATCGGCAAATGATTAAATTCACGCTTAACTTTTTCGTTATTGCTGTTTACAAATGTTACTTGCTTAAATTTGCCGCTGTAATATTTTAAGTTGTTAGCAATTCGGTTGTATTCATCCAAAGACACAGCTATTTTAGGATGGTCGGTAATTTTGGCTAAACTTTGTGTTGTCATTAAATATTTCCCCCGATTAAATATCCTTTTAATTTTTTCGATTAGTCCCATTTTGCACCTACACTTTCAATTCAAGCAGTTTTGCATTATCTAGCACGAAATATTTAAACGCGTCGCATGTATGGTCGTCTTCTTTAACTACTTGTGGATCATCAGTATGCAATGTTTTTTCTTCGTAACGATAAGTCTTGTGCTCGTCAATGAAAATCTTGTTTGCTTCGTTATCCAAATAAAAAAAGCGACCCTCAGCTAATAGAGAAGTCACTGTATCAATCATTGTTTGATTTTTTAATTTGGCTACCGGATGCCACCTGATGCCAAAGTCATGTAAGTATTGATTTCTTAATGCCCCTTCTGCGCTATCAATTGTCATTTTGATTACAGGCACTTTGTATTCGTCCACGACTTTATTAGTAAACTCATGCAACATTATCGATAATTCGGACGGTGCTTTTTTAATCGCCTTGCCATGTGGCGAATAGTAAAACGTGTCTAACAAAATGACCTTATCTTTAGCAGTAATCGCAAACGCACAACATGCTGTAGCTGACTGTTGGTGACCGGTATCTAAACCAAAAGCAATACCAAGTAATTTATCATCACTAGGAATTCCCTTTAGTGGATGGAAACAATTCATGTTGTACACGTTAGCACCAAGTCCTACCGCTTCGCCTAAATACAAATAGCTATAGTAATCATAATCATTTTCTTTAATGCGGTTAATATCTTTCAACATTTGGTCCGTAACAAACCCCAGTGAATCATCAAGGTAAGTCGACTCGTGCACCAAATAATCTATTTGAGTTTTCATCTGTTCAGCCCACTCATTAATCCAATTGTAAGGGTTACGCGGTGGATTATAAGACCATAAAAATTGCACAAAAGGCACATCAGCACGCTTTTGACGCATGAAAGTCACGTTTGATTGGTCAAATTCTTCTGCATTCTTAAATTCAGCTGCCTCTTCATACCAAACTGCAATAATGTTACCAATGTCATTTGACTTTAACTTTTGAAAATCGTCTTGGCCATAAAAATAAAACGTTGAACCCGTCTTTTTGTGTACGATTTTAAAAGGCGAAACAGTAGGATTAAATTGATGCATTATGCCAAATTTTGATAACGCCCATTGAATTTTGTTATATACACTATCACGAATGGTATTGCCTACCTTACGAATAACCACCACATTTGCTTGTTTGCCCTTGGAAGTGAATTGCAACATTTTGTAAACCAACAACAGAGCAATGACTGATGATTTGAATGAGTTCCGACCACCTTTTAAAATGTTATAAGGTTTTTGAGATTTCCAAACAGATTTAAAATGTGGATTTACATTCTTTTGTACGTTGAAAATTCTAGCCATCTTCATCCTTCCATTCATCAACGATAATCAGTTGTTCATCTTGAATATTTTGGTGTTCACTTGCTGCTTTGTTTGAAATTTCTAAAGCTTTAATTCTAGCTCGCTGTTCTTTTCTATCCAAATCATCTTTTTCACTTGTAGCCATCTTATTAATTAATTCAATCGCTCTAACATTACCTTTCATAGCTTGCTGCGTTAAAGATAGCATGATAGCCATTTCATTTGTATTATCAAATCCGAGTTCTTCCAAAATTTGAGCAGTTTCACTCGTCGTTTCAGCAGTCAAAATTGTATTCAAAGCGTTTTTTAAATCGGCTTTTTTTCTCCTGGATTTCCCTGAAGCTTTACCGCCTTTTTTTCCTAATTCTCTCGCTTCGCTCGTGCTTCGTATCTTTTTTAAGTTTTCTTCATTAGCCATACCGCCTCACTTCCGTTCGCTTCTATTTGTTACTTTAAGATTAACACTTGCAGCAGGAATCGAACCTGCGCTAACAGTTTTGGAGACCATTGTTCTACCACTAAACTATGCAAGCAAAAAAACCACAGCCGAATAGGAGGGGGGCTGTGGCCAATAAGAAAATCTTTAAATGACTGACTATTACCCGTGCATAATAGCCAATATTTACACGATACACGGTCGCTTGCCTTGACTGTTTCCGCAGCCAAGGACTTTAGCGCATTTCAAAAACAGCGCTTAGAGGGCCCTTCCTCCAATCTGTTTTCGAATGTTTGTCTAAATCAGAAGCATGCTCACGTGATAAAGATTAACGAAGGAAGATGACACCTCCCTTCAAGTTTTATTTGTGTGTGAGTAGCAAGCCTGCCTCTCATTTTCGACAATATCATAATAACACCTTATGTGGTGGTATTACCTTTAGTTAAAGATTATAAAAAAATCGCTTGTAGCTTATATTTTAACGATTTTTTAAAACTAACAATTCAAGTGCAGCAGCAAATTGTATAACAACTCTATTCGTATCTGCAGTGACTAAATCTTCACTAACATTATTTCTTTGAGCTGTCACATATACGGAATATCCACGTACAAATCTATCCATGAATACTTTCTTACGTCTCATAGCTATATCAGGTTTAAAAGGATGCTGAATTTTTTCGTATCCCTTTAGAAACAAACTGTGTAAATATATAAATTCTTCTTGTGCTTCTTCCTGGTCAATTAATATGCTTTCAGCTTCGAAAGTGTGATTAGCGGTAGATGGAGGAACAAGCGAATAAGAAGCTGTTACTTTTGGCTCTCTAGGTTGTCCCACTCTACCTCTGGCTGACATATAAGCACTCATGAATACGCCGATATTTTTCTTTGTTTCGACCATATCCACATCATCTTGATTTGGTAAGCTGTATTTTCTAACGTCAAATAACATTGGCTAAATTCCTCCACTATGCTAAAATTGTATTGGTAATTATTTAATTAGTCGGAGGAATCCGGCTTTTTATTTTGACTTTTTACTGTTTAACGTACCATTTTTAATAGCAGCTTCTTTTAGTTTACGTTTTTTCTTCTTAATCTTTGCCTTAGTTTTTCCCATGAAATTCCTCTCCTTCGTTAGATATTCCACTAAATTCAATTTCATACTCAAAATCCATAAAAGTCTTTTGTTTTGCATCTATCATTAACGTAGCTCCGTTTTTAAATACCGTGATTGTCTTATATCTATTTTCTTCGTTGATTTCAACGGTTGTTTGTTTATCTTCGTTAAAGCTATCAACAAACGACTTGCCGAAAACTTCTTCCATATCATCAAAAAAGAAAAAATGCTGAATGATGTTGATAGCTCTTGCGCCTTTTAAGTCGAATGCTCGACACGATTCTTTGATTTTAAAACCATTGATAAATTGTTCTTTAGTTAAGTTCATGTTTATATCTCCTTTTCATTTTCAATCGCATATCCACTAATGCCACGATAATCAAACGTTGCTGTTCGCCAAACTTTTGTCGCTACACCGAAATACTCAAAAGTGATTCCATTTGTTGTTGGCATTAGATTTTTAACACCTTTAAATTTGTAAGTATGTCCATTTATTGTAAAAATAATTAATTCCATGTTTAAATCTCCTCCGCTTGTTTGATTAATTCAACGATTTCTTCTGGCGTTTCTTTCACATGTCCAAAATTATCATTATTGGTCAACGTAATCCGTGTCGTCCCGTTATCACGTTCCCAAAAAGCGATTAAGTGTCCAACGTTAACGTGTAATACGTTACCACTTGCGTGCGTTAGTTTAATAAATCTCATTTCTTCACTGCCTTTCCGTATCTGATACAATTTTCCAAATATCTTAATTGCTGTTTAGCGTATGCTTCGTCTTGGCAATCTCTCAAACGATTGTATATGTCGTCAAGCACTCGTTGATCAAAGCGATAATCTTTTACTAGTTGATTAATTTTCTCCCACGCTTCACTCATTTTTTATTACCCTTAAACAAATCGACATCATTGATTACTGTCAATTCTTTATTATCATCCTCTACCACTTCATCTACCATCAAATAAAATTCATCATTTTTCAGCGCATACTCGCCAACTTTTTTCAAAAAATCTTCTTTTGTTTCAGCAGCAACTACCGCTCTTTTATCATCTTCGTTTCCGTTGTAAAGCAAGTACATATTAATTCTTCTCCTCTCGTTTTCTCGTCGTGCTTATTTCAACCAACGTATACATTTCATTGTTTATATAAAACCCAAAATCAAACCAATAAATTCTAGTTTCTGTTTTAAAACACAGATATAGGTATAGCCCTAGAACGTTAACGCCTGCTATTAATCTCATTCTTCCACCTCGATAAGCTCGTATTTGCCTTGTAAATCTTTTAAAAAGTCATTCAATAGCTTATTAGATTGTAATTCTTTCATTTTGAAACGCGTTTGATAATACCCCTTTCCTAAGTCATCTCCAAGTTCAATCCATTGCTTAATACCGTCGTTATAATAATTCAAATAGTTACGTATAGTTAATAGACCTCTAAATTTTAATTTAACTAGATACTTCTTTTCTTTTGGAGGTATGAGTTCAACTTCACTATTCAAAAAATCCGTATCGAATGGATATAATTCTTCCACCGACAACCCTTCTTCGCCGTAAAAAGAGCCTCCATAAAATTCAAATATCGATTTCTTCCCGAACAATTCTTCATCGGGAACTTTCAATATTGTTCCTTCCTTAATTTCTTTATTCGCTTGTTTTATAAGTACATCAATCAGTTTCATTATTCTTCCACCTCTTCCTTAATTCCATGCTGTTCGACAAATTTTAACAACTTATCATTGTCGATTTCTTCTTGCGTGAATTTTGTTGTAAACTCGCAAAGTTCCATTTTACTACCTAAATCATAATTAAAATCACTGTTGTACGAACTACGTACCACATAACTTAAATCATCTTCTTCATATAGTCTGAGTTGGTATTCTTTAGGAATGGGCTCTATCAACTCGGCTTCGTAATTTAGAAACTTATTACTAATTTCGAAATCACCACCTAATTCGTCATCAGATTCATCATAAAACGCCTTAAATTTTCCATCGAATGTGTATCTGTATAAATCGCCAGTATGGTCATATATTTTCAATATCGTTTGGTCTTTAATTTCATCATTAACCAATTTAATAAATACTTCAATTATCTTCATCACTCAATCACTCCTAACTTTCTCGCTCGATATAAAAACCAAACTAATGCATTTCTAGTCACTCTGAATTTACCGGCTATAAATTCCAATTTCACATTCCGTTTCTGCATTTCCACAATCTCATTAAGATGCGGGTATAAATTACTTTTCATTAATCTATCTAATGGCGTTTCTTTTTTTAAATTACTTAAACGATTATCTCGCTTGTCACCATTGATATTGATGATTACTTCATTTTTCTTTCTATCGCCTATAAACGTATCGTATACAAGTTGTTTAATTAAAATATCTTAAACTCATAAAATAACCACTCCTAAAATTTCATATTATTTATGTTAGTTTTCGCCATCATTAGAATTATCGTTATTTTTATATTCATCAGCAAACTCAAATTTGTGGTCATTTTTAACCCATGCGTCAGCTACCGGCAAATAATACTCTCTGACTTCATCAAGTTGCGCGACTAGTCCCGAATCAGATAAACCATAATCATCTGCAACGCTGCTAAAATCTTCTCCTTGCTTTAATCTATCAAGCACATCTTTAGGATTGATGTCATTTATGTGCTTAATTACTGGACATAATGCGATAAATTCGTCAACTGTCGCTCGTTGGACTTTTAGCATTTCCTTTCGTGTTCTCGTTTGTTCTAAAAGGCTTAATTGCTCGCTGCGCTCGATTTCAACGCTGCCATCTTGTAGCAACTGCCAACTAACAATCGGATGTCCATCTTCGTCAATTTCAACCTGGTAGCTGTAAATTTCAGGGATAATTTGGATATTGATAAATTCACCGATAAACTTCTTGAGTTCTGGCAACTTTTCGCCTAGTTTTTCATCACTAATTTCCAGCACTAAGCTATTTTCCTTGCTCGTTAAATTAATTTTCTTGACTTGTGTTCTAAGTTCCATTTCGTTTTCCCTCCGATTTTCTTGTTTCTTGCTTATAAATTTCACTTTGTTTGCCTTACGGGTATGATTACCCTAGAGAGAGATTTCAATTCGTTTTAACTCCATACGATAGGGTATTGTTAGCAAATAAACGCAATATACGCTATTTGCTTCCGTTCAATCTTTCAGCTAATGCTTTTTTCTGTTCTTCAGTCAATTTCCGTTTCTTGCTAATCGTCACATTGCACTCTTTCAAACATCCCTCCAGCATTACCAAAGCCCCACCGTTTACGTTATAGCCTTTCTTAAACGGCTTACTTCGGTCAATCATACTCTCCCACTTTCTAGCGTGTGGCGGTACATCTGTGTAGATATACCATGCTTTCTGTTCTGCGTCGTAAGTGATAATTGCTTCTTGTTCCGTGTATGGTGCTACCTTGTAATTTTCGATAATTTTCTCGTTCATGTTCATTTCCTCCGTGATTTAGTCAATTGATCTTATTACGATTTCAACTCTTGGACGCTCTGAGTAGTATTTCCTAGCGATTAAGTCCGTAACCTGTCCGTCATCTTGCCAAATAATGCCTTTCATTGCGTCTAAAATACCTTTTGCATAGTTATCAGCGTCAGGCTTCGTTTTTGGTCTCAACTTACCTTGTTCAGCTTCTTCCTGTTTTTTCTTGCTAAAACTTTTTAAAGAACGCTTGTAGATATGCAGCTCAACTTCGACATAACCTTCAACCAGCTTGTCGGGTCGATTCTTGCTTGCATATACCTTAACTAGCTTTTTGTACTCCCTAGAAGCAGGTGGATCATACATCCTAGTAAATCCACCTCTGCTTGTCGCCCTGGGCCGACCCTGTGGTACTGGCTCTCCAGGTATTGTAAATCTAATTTCCAACGCTGCTACCTCCTAAAAGTTGATTTAATGCATTTCTAGCCGACTCAACACTTTCTGGGTTATGAGTTTCTTGTGGCGGATTTTTAAAGTGATCAGGTACTTCTTCAATTCGCCTGTTGCCGTATGAATGAGTTTTTGGCTTTTCTTGTCGCTGCACTTCACGCTGCTTTTCTAACGCTTCGACATCCTCAACTGTCTGGATACCTTGCTTTTCCCAACTTCTCAAAATCGCCTCGGTATACTTAAAGCTGCGTGCGTTGTTGTTTGAAGTAATCTCCAGAGCTTTAATGACCAACTCAGGTGACAAGTCTTGGCACCAATACTGGATGGTTTGAATATTGATTGCGTTAGCTAATCCGAAAACTTGCTCGTACGTCCGAATGACTTTTGAAATCGGATCGACCTGCTTATCTACTACAACATTATTTGTTACATTGTTTATTTGTTTATCATTGTTGTTAGATGCCACCCGTCTGCCAGTTGCCTGCCGGTTGTCTGCCACCTGACTGCCAGTCTGTCTGCCATGTTCATCAGGTTTATCTTGATAAAACGCCCAGTTATTAATGGTTATCAGCCTGTTTTTGTTTGTCGATTTGTCTGCCAGGAAACCGTATTTTTCAAATCTTTTTAATGCTGTTCTTACGTTCTTAATTGAAATCCCATTACCACAGGCTTCGACGATTTTCGGCAAACTCGTCACAAATTGACCAGGCTTGGCCACGTATTTCTGTCCTTGCCATTCCCACTCTTTTTCTGCATGGTTAGCCATAAGCAACAGAGTAATTAATATTACTTTTTGCTCGGCTGTAGACTCGAACCAAATCGGCTTATCAAGCAATTTTCTATGTAATACTATCCATCCTCCTCTATCGCTCATGACCTACCTCCTAATCAATTAAATCAGCAACTTCAACGAATCCACTTAGCTGCCTGGTTCGTCTGCAATATTCGCATTTTTCACAGCGTTTTGGCACCTTTTGGCCATACTTTGCCATCAATACGTCAGTCAATCGTTCTTCGAGATATTTAAGTTCAAAATCAAATCTCTGTGGAATCATTTCAATCGCCTGTTTGGCCGGCGGTGTTTCTTTGCTTACTGCGAAAATATAAGGTGTGAACTCCTTGCCGAACTTCATTTCAAGTAGCTTTTTGTAAACAGCCATCTGCAACACATAGCCGTATTCTTCGACAAAAGATACATAGCAGCGATACTTATTTGACCAAAAGCGACTATTGATTGCCTTAGTTGTTTTTAGATCCACAAAATACCCTTTTTCAACGTTTAAACAATCTATACGCCCTTTAAAATCTGCACCAAAAAGATTTCCTGTAACAACATGCTCTTTCTCACCTTGATAGACGAAGTTGAAAAAGTCGTCATTTTCAAGTGTAGCTATCATTTCTTCTGCTATTTTAAATGCACTTAATAATCCATAAGGTTTGCGACTAGAAAATAAATATTTGTTATTTTCTTCTTTGAATTTTTCATGTGCTTCTTGACTTTCAAAATAACTATGCACGTAATTCCCGACTAGTAAGGCTGTGTTATCTCCACTAGGAACATATTCACCTTTTAACTTAGCCAATGCTGCCGCTTCGCACCTATCAAAATCTTTAAATTGGCTAACTGACAAATACTGCCAGTCAGCCTCGTTGCTATAATAGTTCTGTTTGTTCAACTTCATGCGCTTCATCTTCCTTCAACGCTTCATTCACAACATCATCTATAGTTGGCTCTGTAGATTTAGACTCTTTCTTAGCTTCAAACTCTTTTTCAAGCTCATTTTTATCTTCTTTTTCTGCTTTTTCAGCATGATTTGGTCGTTCAAACCAATCTTCTACCTTACTCATTCCATCTTTTAACGAGCGATAGATACCGCCTAAATCAATCAAGTTGCGTTCGGTAAATGCACTTGTCTTATAACCAAATCTGGCTTCAATCATGTCTTGGGTTACATCATAATTTTCCTTAAATAGCTTAAACGCTTCTTTCAATCTGTCCGCCAAAGGTCTATCATTTTGATTGGTTAGTGTCTTTTCACATTCCAAAACTGCATTGTCAATGATGTCACCTGGTATGATGGCCAAGATACATGATCTAAGCCGTCTTGCACCATTGTTGGCCACTAACTCGTAAATATCTCTGGAATCAGTTAGGTAGTTGACACCTTTCTTTGTGTGACGTTCATGCTTCACCGTAAAGATTTTCTCTTGCCTTACGTTTGTTTCAAGGTCCCACGCATAAGCCATTACTTCGGACTCTCCGTTCTCCTGTTTCAACTCTTTAATTCCAAAGCTAATGTTCCCCCAGTTTTGTGCTACCACTTCGGCTAATCGAATAGACGGACCACTAACACGCTGACCACCTCTTGGATAGCTGTAAATAGCCGACTCTGCCAATGATTTGCGTTTACATGCATCCAAAATGCGCGCTTCAGCTTGCATTGTATTTCGAGGGAATTGCTTAGCCATGAAAATTTGGCCCTTCACTTCCTCCATTTCTCTACTTGCCTGCGCCATCATTCCTCCGCTAAAGTTACCTGCCTGCATTTGATTTTGTTGAAATTGTGTTGTTAAATCGTTCATTCCCATGCTCTCCCTTCTTCAAATTGAAGTATTTCCATGACTTCATTCATCCTATTTTGCTTTTTGAAAATATTGATATATTCAATAATTTTCGCTTTTAAGTAAATCTTTATTCCTTCACCTGAAAATGCCTCTAACACATCTATCAGTTCATCTTTTTTGTATTCGTCTAATTGAAAATCAATCAATTCATCTAACTCACTAAGAAACGCCATATAGCCATAATCTGTAACGATTACTTTATTCCCCCTGTATATAGGCGCTTCAGAAATCACTGAAACGTCTACAGGTTCGTTTTTAGGCTCAGTTGCTATTGCTGTAGGTTCTTTTGTATACCAGGCATCAAACGCTCGACCTTCTTCATAACTAAACATTTATTTTCAATCCTTTCTGTGCTAAAATTTACTTGTATTTAATTTATTTTTGTCACTGATTGCCGTCAGTGGCTTTTTCTTTTTCAACGCAGCGTTTGATACATTCAATGTACTGGCTAGCTTTAATTGCATCCCAATTTTCTGACAGCCATTTATTCGCTGCTTCAAAATCAAACTGTCTCATAATTATCAATCCTCCTAATCCATCCATCTTTTTCGGACATCTCAAAATGTTCCTTGATATAATCTTCTGCGTACATTTCAAGTAGTTCTTTGTCAAAAGTAATCGTGATTAATGAAGTGAGGCCTTCGACAAAAAGTGTTACAACCAAATCACCAACAACCAACGTTGTTCCTTTGTTTTCAAATTTCTTTCTCATTGTAATTCCCTCCTTACTTAAGTAGCAGTAGAATAGCCAACTCGATAATAATGATTGCTTCTAAGTAAGTAATAAGTTGCCACCGTCTAACTTTATGTTTTTCACTTGTAGTTTCGTTTGCAATCCAATTTTTCATTTGTTCATTTCTCCTCTTTTCCTTTAGTAAAGTTCACTCTGTCCGGGAGTCTCACTTCGTTAGTTTATTATTGTGTAGATACTCAAATACTTCTTTTTTATTCCAGGCTTCCTGGCTGCCTTTCATGTGATAAGGAAAACCTGGTTTGTATCGATAATTCTCATCAAATACATTGACATCACATCCAATAGCCTCTGAAATTTCTTTTCGATTTAGTAAAAACTTTTCTTCATCATTAATTTCTTCAACAATTTCTTTTACTGCTTTCTTTAGGAGTTTCTTGATTGTTTCCATCAATGCGTCAATAAAATCTTTTCCAAAGATATTCATGTGAATCAACTCCTAAATCATTAATGCCTGAAATTTGTTAACAAAGTACACTTGACCTTTACCTGTTACTTTGGTTGTTTTTGTAATTCTTACACTCCCATCAGAATTAGTAACAGCCCTCTCTTTTACTTCAAACAGACCTAACTCCATTGATTTTTGAGTAGGCATATTCCAGCTAGTTCCTTTTCGTTTGATAAGATAGCCGTGTCCACGTAGCCACCTAAATAATCTTTTAGCTCCAATATCAACACCGTTTTGTTTCAAAATTATCGCTAAGTCGCCAACTAAAATAGAAGTGTGACTAGCTGTTACCGCGTCAGCAAATAGCGCTTTAGGTTTCATCTGCTCATTTTCGATTTTAAGCTGTTCAACCTTCTTGTTCGCAATCTCTAAAGCACGTTTCATTATCATTTCTGGGCTATTCCACGCTTGCTCAACTTGTATGAAGTAATCTCTGATTTCATACCCTTTTTCCGTTCCTGACATCATAGCAATGTGTTTTGCCATTTCGACAGATAAGGCATAGTCTTGTAGTTCTCTTTTTGCCCCGTTATTAACAACCGTAGTTGTAACTACGCTTGTAAAATCGTTGCCTTTTCTAAAATGTTTGAAGTTTTGCTCTACCCACTGACTAAACCTTGTTTTTACATTCAATGCTTTATGTAGCTCTCTAGCACTAACTAATTGCTTTTCGTTATCACTTTGAACTTTAATTAATTCCATCTTCATCATCCTTTCTGAATATATCCATAGACACATTTAATGCGTCTGCTATTTTTTCCATGAGTTCAAAACTCGGCTTTTTATTTCTTCCGTTTTTTAAATCAGTTAATACGCTAGGACTAACTCCTATCATTTTTGAAAGCTTGTATTGCGTTAATCCTTGCATTTTTATTTCCTGTTCAATTTTCTTCCACATGCCCACACCCCCAATATATTGTGTTTAATCCATTGACTTTTACTATATATAGTATTAGAATTGTTTCATAGATAAGACCCAACTACCAACTGAGCTTATCTAAATAATAAAGAAAGGATTGGATGATATGAGTGAATTATATAAACCTGGTCAAGATAATAGACCTTCTGGAACATATAAGGAAGTCGGTCCACGAGGTGGAAGTGTAAACAAACCTCGACATGTCCATATTGATAAAGGTGACCGATTACCGCCTACCCAAAAACCTGGTAATAAATGGGAAAAACAATAATAATAACTTTTGCTAGTTGTCTTCACGGATGACTAGCTTTCTTTTTGAAAAGCACCAGTTCCACTTTAGAAAATTAATCTGCAACCACGATTCAACAATTAGCTTGTCATTTTCGCGATATTTTGTAATGTAGTGTTTCATCTGCTCATCTCCTATCTGATTTTGTACGCTTCAATTATTTTCGTCAGCGTTTCGTGCGCTTTCTTACTTTGGTTATTACCATTCAAGTAATCAACCAAATCTTGTTTTTTGATTCCGAAATAAATGCTTACTGTGGTTAAAGAAATTCCATTGCTATCTAGGTAATTCCTGATTTTCTCTCTCCCTGATTTCGTATCTGGCAT